TGGGTCACGCCTTCGGGGCGGTCCCGTTTCCGGCTGCGGGCGTCGGTGCCCCGCACATCCGGGACCGGCTCTACTGGGTGGCCTACGCCGACGGCTCGCGAAGCCGGCGGTACTCCCGAGCAGTTCGTCGCGCGAAAGCTGAGATCAATCGCGAAGGGAGCGAAGATGGGGGCAATCCTGACGGATTTGAGCTTGGTCGCACAAATGGCAGGCTGGCCCACTCCCTGCCAGCAGGACGGACCGAAGGGCGGCCCTTCGCAGGGAATCGATCGCCTTCCGGGCTGTGCGTCGTTGGCGGGCTGGCCGACACCAATGGCGGGTACACCGGCGCAGAACGGCAACAACGCTGCGGGCAACAACGACAGCAGCCGGAAGACGGTGGCATTGGTCTCGGGCTGGGCCACGCCGAACGCGAGGGACTGGCACTCGGCCAGCGGCTCGCCCGAGTTCCTGGCGCAGCGAGCGGAACAGACCCGCGGCAAGCCGTTGAGCGAGCAGGCATTCACGTTGCTTCCGGGCCCGGCCCGACAAATGGCCTGTGGCGAGATGCTGACTGGCTCCTGTGCCGGGATGGACGCTGGCGGCCAGTTGAACCCGGCGCATTCCCGCTGGCTCATGGGGCTCCCGCCCGAGTGGGACGCCTGCGCGCCTATGGCAACGCCATCTGCGCTTCGGCGGCGCAAGCATTCATCGAATCAGTAATGGCGTGGCTGTAACCACAACGTCTTCGTAGAAAGACGGACTGGATTGAGTCGTGGATTCCGAATCCGATGCAAGCGTTGAACGCTCAGGCTTCCCAGGGGTTGATGAGCTGGACGTCGAGCCCCGCGAAATCTTTGGTGTTGCGCGTGACCAGCGTGAGGTCGTGTTGCAGGGCGGTCGCGGCCAGCAGGCCGTCAATGGCGGGCAGGGGGCGGCCAGCCGAGGACATCAGCCGGCCCCAGCGGTCCGCAGTATGTGCATCGATGTCGAGCAATCGGCCGAGAAAGTAGTTCGGCAGTTCCACTTCGAGCCAGTCAATCAGATTCTGGCGGCGTACCGCGTCCTCCAGCCGCTCGATACCTTTGCGAATCTCGCCCAGGGTCAGCACGCTCAGGTAGAGCGACTGGCGCGGGCGGTCCTGCATCCAGGCCACCACGCGCGCATCGGGCGCTTTGCGACGCAATTCGGACAGGACATTGGTGTCGATCAGGTAACTCAAAACTCGACCTCGCGCGGCAGGCTGCGCTCGCGCTCAAAAACGACATCGTCCTGATCGGCCAGCGGGGATTGGCGCATGAAGCTGACCAGCGACTCACCGCTGCCGCTCAAGCGATCGAACAGTGCGCGCGAGATCACTACCGCCACCGGGCGGCCATGCACGGTGATTTCCTGCGGGCCATCGTCTGCTGCCCGCTTCACGACATCGGAGAACCGCGCCTTGGCGGCCTGCATTTGCCAGCTTTGCATAGTGGGCCTCCTTTCATGGATCAATGAATTATGACCTGACAGGTCAGATTTGTCGTCACTATAAACGAAACGCCAACGCATGTCCCAACGCATCTCCATTCTTGTCGCCCTCGATGGTGCCGACGAGGGCCTCAAACGCGCTATCACATCGGCCGAGCGCAGCTTGGGAGAACTGGCAGCATCCGCCAAGACATCAGGCGACAAGGCCGCGGCGGGCATCGCCCAGGTCAAGGCGGGAGTGTCCGTCATCGGCGAACAGGTCGTCGCAGCCAGGACCCAGGTGCTGGCTTTTCTGTCGATCAACTGGGCCGCCGGCAAGGTGCAGGAGATCGTGCAGGTCGCCGACGCTTGGAACATGATGGCCGCGCGCCTCAAGCTTGCTACCGCCGGCCAGCGCGAATTCACCACCGCGCAGACCGCACTGTTCGATATTGCTCAGCGCATCGGCGTGCCGATTCAGGAGACCGCCACGCTGTACGGCAAGCTGCAGCAGGCGGTGCGCATGCTCGGCGGCGAGCAGCAGCAGGCGCTCACCATCACGGAGAGCATCTCGCAGGCGCTGCGCATCTCCGGCGCTTCGGCCAACGAGACGCAATCGGCGCTGCTGCAGTTCGGCCAGGCGCTGGCGGCGGGCGTGCTGCGCGGCGAGGAGTTCAACTCGGTGGTCGAGAATAGCCCCCGCCTCGCGCAGGCCCTGGCCGATGGCTTGAACGTGCCCATTGGCCGGCTGCGCAAGATGGCGGAGGAGGGTAGGCTGACCGCCGACGTGGTAGTCAACGCCCTGCTGTCGCAAAAAGGCAAGCTCGCCACCGAATATGCCCAGCTGCCGGCGACGGTCAGTCAGGCGTTCGAGCGGCTGCGCAATGCCTTCGGGCAGACCATCAACCGGATCGACCAGGCCACCAACTTCACCGCCAAGCTGTCCGAGGCACTGACGTGGATAGCGCAGAACCTCGACACGGTGATGCGCTGGCTCACACGCATCGCCGAGGTTGGCCTCGCCGTGCTCGTCTACCGGTTGCTCCCGGCCCTGATCACCGCGTGGCAGACCGCAGGCGCCGCCGCCGTCACGGCAACGAGCGCCACCTCCGCCGCCTGGGCCACCGCCAACCTGTCGGTGTCCGCCGCCATTGCCAGCGTGGGCGTGCTCCGGACCGGCTTCGCCACGTTGGGCGCGTTCCTCGTCGGCTGGGAGATCGGCACGTGGCTGTCGGAGAAGTTCGAGACCGTGCGCCGCGCCGGCATCTTCATGGTCGAAGTGCTGATCAAGTCCGTCGAGGAACTGCGCTTTCACTGGGAGGTGTTCGCCGCCATCTTCACGTCCGACACCATCGCGGAGGCAACCAGGCGGCACCAGGCACGGCTGGGCGACATGAACCGGATCTTCGCGCAGATGGTCGCCGATGCCGGCCGGGGCACGGATGCGGCCAAGAGCGCCATGAACGCGGCAGCCGGCGCCGCCGAGGAGATCGCCAAGCGTCTGGACGCGGTGCGCCAGGGCACGCAGGAGGCGGTCGGCCGCGGCGCCGAGGCTGTCCACACGGCCCTGGAGAAACTCAAGTCCCGGATCGGCGAGGTCGAGCAGGCGGTTTCCAAGGCGAGCTCCACGGTGAACGACGCCACCGCCAGGATGGCCGAGGCGTACAAGGGGCTCACCTCCATCATCGATGGCCACCTGCAGCGCCAGGTCGAGGCGGTCAAGGCGCGCTACCAGCAAGAGCAGGCGGCGCTGGAGCGCTCGGGCCAGGCGCAGGCGGTGCAGATCGCCACGTCGACCCAACTGCTGGTCGGGGCCCTCACGCAGCAGACGGCGTTGCGCCAGCAGGCCGCGACCGAGGCGTTGAAGCTGATCGATGACGAGTCCCGCGCCCGCGTCGACGCCGCCGCTCGCGAAGGCAAGACTGTGGCCGAGCGCGCAGCCAACGTGCAGCGGGTCGAGAACGAGATCCTGGCCACGCGCCGGCAGACGCTGATCCAGGCGGCCTCCGAGTACCGTCAGCACATCGACGTGCTCAACGCCGAGGCCAACCGGCATCTGGCCGAGGTCCGGCGCATCGAGGACGAGAAGCGGCAGCTGTCGATGTCGACCGAGGAGCGCATCCGCGACATCCGCCGCGCGGGGCTATCGGACTACGAGGCGCAGGAGGACCGCAAGCGCCAGATCGCCGAATACCAGACCAGCGCCCGAGCAGCGCTGGCCGACGGCGAATTCGACCAAGCTCGCCAGCGCGCCAGCAAGGCCATGGACCTGGCCGCCCAGATCGCCAGTGCCCAGTCCAGCGAGGCCAAGCGTGCCGAGGACGCGCGCCGGCAGTCCGAACAGGCCGTCTCGCAGGTGGCCCAGCTGGAAGCCCAGGCACGGGAGGCGACCGGCCGCCGGGAATACGCGCAGGCCGAAGCCATGACACGGCAGGCGGACGAGCTGCGCGCCCAATCGGCACAGCAGGCGGCGAATGCCGACGCCCAGGCCGTACAGGGCAAGGCCGCCGTCAACGAAGCCATCGGCCGCATCCGCGATTCGCAGGTGATCCTCAATCAAACACTGGATGCGGAGGCTCAGGCGCACCAGCGCGCCGCACAGTCGGCGGCGTCGGCCCGGCAGGACATCCAGCAAACGCTGGCCCAGACCGACAGCCAGATCGCCCAGCTGACGGCCAAGCTGCAGCAGGGGCTCAAGGTCACCATCGATGCGGACACCCAGCGCTTCGACAAGGCCATCGCCGAGCTCGACAAGGCACTGGTCGAGCGCGAGCGGTTGGTGGTCATCAAGGCGGATCTGGAGCAGGCCGAGAAGACGCTGCAGGACTACGAGCAGCGGCTCAAGGAAGGCAGGACCTTGCCGGTCGATGCCGACGTGTCCAAGGCACTCGCCTCGCTGGACAAGCTCAACGCCTACGCCCGAGAAAATTCTCAACTGGAGCTGCGCGTTGCCACCGAGAAGGCGCGTGCTGCGATCGCCAACGTCGAAGGCATGCTGCGGGCGCTGGACCGCGTGCAGACCGAGTCACGCCACCGCGTGGCCAGCAATGTCGATGCGGTGCGCGCCGAGGTCCAGAGCCTGAACGGCATGAACACCTCCAGCACGCACACCATTGCCGTACGCCGAGTGGAGGCGAACGCCTCGGGTGGGGTGGTCGGCGGCGGGGTGCGCCACTTCGCCGAGGGCGGACCGGTCGCGCCCGCCTTCCCGCGCATGATCGGCGGTTCGGTGCCAGGCACCGGAAACCAGGACACCGTGCCGCGCACGCTGGATGCAGGAGCCTTCGTGATCCGCAAGGCGGCCGTGCGCAAGTACGGCGCCGGGACGCTCGCGCAGCTCGCCAACGGCGTGGCCCGCTTCGCCACCGGCGGAGCAGTCCTGTTCGGGGGACGGGGCGGCGGCCAGCCGGGCGGAGCCAAGCGCAACCGCGACGTGGTCGAGGTCCGCAAGATGATCGACCTCGGCCTGCAGGGCATGGGCGACTACGCCTCCTGGGCGCAGCATCAGGGCGGCGCCTGGGTCAGTTCGGACATGCGCTCCCGCACGATGACGAACTACGGGCGGCAGGCCGAGCGCGACCGGCAGTCGCTCGATGCGCTGGCCGAGCGCAAGCAACTGACTGCCGCCGAGCGGCAGACGCTGGAACGGATCAAGACGACTTGGCGCCAGGCCATGGCCCAGCCGATGCTGTGGGGCAAGGATCTGGAACGCGACCTACTCGACTACATGGAGCAGCACCAGGGCGAGTTCTACCGCGACGGCGGCGTGGCACCTTCCGACACGGTGCCCGCCATGCTGACGCCCGGCGAGTACGTGGTGAACCGGCAGGCGGTTGGGCGCCACGGCGTGGCCTTCTTCGATGCCATCAACAACCTGGCGCTGCCGGCCCGCGCGCTGGCGAACACAGTCCGGGGCTACGCCACCGGCGGGCTCGTCCAGCCGCTGGCGGGCATGGCAGCTAGGGCGTCACAAGCGGTGTCGGGCGCCTGGAAGGGTGCCGACCCGGCGGCGGCGCTGTCGCAGGTGCTGGCCACCTCCATGCGTGCGCCGGTGCCCGCCTACGCGGCAGAGGTGGCGCCGGCCCGCACCATCCGTGTGGAACTGGCCTCCGGCGGCCGGACGGTCGCCGCCACCATCGACGCCCGCGACGAAGCGCGGTTGCTAGAACTCCTCAAAGAAGCCCAATCCCGGGCGCTGTAATTCCGATGCAATTGACGAACCAGGCGGACAGCGCAGTCCTTGCGCTGCCCGATGACCTGCTATGGGCGGACGAACACGCCTGGACGCCCGCCGTGGCGGCGGTGTCGTACCTGCTGACCGGTGCACTGCTGGTCGAATCGGCGGCCCGCCAGAAGGGGCGGCCCATCACGCTGGTGGGCGCCGCCGACATGGCCTGGGTGACCCGGGCGACGGTGAACACGCTGCACGCGTGGGCTGCCAATCCAGGCAGCCGCTTCGAGCTGACGCTCGCCGATGGCCGTGCTTTCACGGTGGCCTTCCGGCACCACGAGACCGCCATCGAGGCCGAGCCGGTGACCGGCTTCCCGGCACGACACGAGGGCGACTTCTATCGGCTGACCGCGCGCTTCATGGAAGTGTGACTCGAAGCGGGATGGTCGGACGGACATCTGTCCAACGGCTGCTGATGTTCTTGGCTTTGCAGCGCTCGTAGGCATGTTGTCCGAGCAGCTCGCGTGTCTTGACCAGATTCCTATCGGTCACGGTCGCTTGGTACTTGGCGTTGTCGCGCCAGCCGCAGAAGTACACCTTGTAGGGCTCCTCCACGTCACGGCGGAACCGCGCTACCTCGTGCGGGTGCGCGTCGTGATTGGCCGGAATCGTCGCCGGAATGTGTTCAGCGAACGCCTCGAAGAACGCTTTGGGCGAAAACGGATGGTCTGGATTGAACGCCAGGCCGAGCGCGTTGCACAGCGCCTTGTATTCCGTGTTGCTCAGCCGCGGATGAATCTCGAAGCCCGGCCTCACCTCAACCTCGAACGCGACGTTGTAGTCCCGCGCGCCAAACAGCAGCAGATAGGGCGCGCCGTCAATGAAGAAAAACACATCGAAGCTCACTCGCCCGTGCCGGTAATCGAACCGGATGCGCTCCAGCTTCTGTGCCCGCATGTCCTTGTACAGCGGTGCCAGCCCATCAAGCCTCATCGTCACCTCCAGAAGGAACAGTAACCAGAATGGCAATTCTGACAGGGGATATCAAACTCCTGGCCGCCGAGCGCCTGCTCGATACCCCCGACGGCGGCGGCCGCATGACCGGCCACGTCGTGGTCGACGGCCAGTCGAACAACCTGTTTCCCGACATCTCCGAGCTCGATCGCACCTACGGGCGCGTGTCGCTGCGCAAGTCCTTTGTCGGGGTGCTGACCGATTCGACCGATTCCTACTACGGCGCGCACGCGATCCTTGCCGATGCTCCAGGCGATCCACGGGTGTCGGTCACGCTCTTCACCACCAAATCATGGACCGACCGGCGCGATGCCGCCAAGGACCGCGTCGAGCGGTATCTCGCCCGCGGCGTCAAATGGCCCGGCCAACTGCTGGAGCGCCAGCTCACCGGCCAGCGCGCCATCACGCTGCTGTTGAAGCCGTCTGATTCACTGCCGCGTGTCGGGCAGGCGCTGGTGCTGGTGCAGGACGAGGCCAAGCCCACCGAGATCGAGCAGTACGTGCGGGTCACGCGCATTACCACCACCGAACGCGAGTTCACCGTCAGCGAGGGCGGCGGCACCGTCAAGTTCTCGGCGATCGTGGCGACCTGCGAGATCTCCGACCCGCTGCGCTACGACTTCGAGGGGCCGGCGCCATCCAACCGGGACGACGTCTCGGCCAAGGCCGTGCTGCGCGACACGATCGTCGCCAACGCCGCCGTCTACTACGGCATCGCCCCCACCGTGGCCGAGGCGCGGGTGGGGGACCTGCGCGTGCAGGTGCCGAGCCTCTTCGGGCAACTGGTGCCGTCCGCCCAGTCGGAGACACCGCTGGTGGACCTGAACGCCGCCGGCCAGGCGGTACCGCTGCTGGAGAGCGGCAGCGGCGTGCTGACCTACACGGCCAACGGCCAGGTCGCCAGCGGCCGCAACCTCTACCTGGGCAACCCGCTGGTGCCGGGCAGCCTGCGCATTGCCGGTGGCGGCTACACGTTCACCGACTCGGCGGGCCAGCTCAAGTCAGGCACGAGCACCATCGGCACGGTCGACTACGCCCGGGGTCTGGTGGCCTTCAAGGACGGCACGCCGGGATACGGCGGCGATTTCCAGGTCAACTTCCGGCCGGCGGGTGCCCCCACCCGCGTGGCCGATACCGCCGCGATCGCCATCGCCCAGGAGAGCCGCGGCTACGCCTACACCATCACGCTGTCACCGCCCCCGAAGCCCGGCGCGCTGATCATCTCCTACATGGCCCAGGGCAAGTGGTACGACCTGCGCGACCAGGGCGACGGGGCGATCCGGGGTAGCGATTCGTCCTTCGGGGCGGGGACGCTGGACTATGTGACCGGCTCCGTGATCCTCACCACCGGCGCGCTGCCCGACGCCAACACGGCCATCCTCTTTGCCTGGGGGAGTGCGGCCAGCTACTTCAACCGCGTCGCGGCGCCGGTGGAACCACCCACCGTGCGCCACACCGTGGCACATCCAGGCATCGCGCCGGGCACCTTGCGCATCACGTGGCCAGACGGTGCGCGCCAGCGCGTGGCCACCGACGACGGGCACGGCGTCATCACCGGGGACGGATCCGGCACCGTGCGCTATGCGCGCGGCGAGCTGGTGTTCCGGCCCGCCGTGCTGCCCGCTGGTGGAGCGGAGCTGACCCTCGACTACGAGTGGGGGCCGCCGCAGGAAGCGAACTTCGCGCACCCGCTGCGCAACGCCGACGGCACTGTCACGGTTCGGCTACCGCAGACCGACATCCGCCCGAACACGGTTGAGCTCGAGTTCAACCTGCTGATCGAGAACTACCAGTCGATCTCGGGCACGCCCGCCGAGATGCAGGTGGTGCAGCGCGTCGACCCGATCAAGATCGCGCGCGATACCGGCGGCGGGGTGTTCGATGCTGCCGTGGTCGGGCGCCTCGACTACAGCGCCGGCACCATCACCTTCCGGCCCGACACGACAGTCAACATCCCGTTCGCGCGCTACAGCGTGCAGCAGCTGGGCTGGACGGTGGAGGGCAACGAGCGACGCCCGGTCTACCGCAACACCTTCAGCCACTGGGAATACAAGCCAGCCGGCGCGGCGATGCCCATCGATGACTCGGGCTACGTCAAGGTGAGGTACCGCGCGGCCGACGCGGCGAGCGCAGCGACCGAGTCGGTGACGCTCGCCCAGTTGGAGGTCGATCTGACCGACCACTACGCCGAGGCCATCGTGCCGGGCAGCGTGCGCTTTGGCCTGGGCGGCAAAATCTACGTGGACCGTCTCGGGATGCTCGTCACCGACATCAATGCCAACACCGGGGCGGGCACCCAGGCCGGCACCATCGATTACGCGTCAGGGCGAGCGCTGCTGACCGTGTGGCAGCCCGGCGCCGGCAGCGTGGTGTCGATGCAGTCGTTGCTGACCGAACTGGGCGGCCAGCCGGTCGATGAGGTGACCTTCCGCGTGCCGGCCGCGCCTGTGCGCCCCGGCAGTCTGCAGATCCGCGCGGTACCGCTGACCGGTGGTCAGATCACGGCCACCGCTAACGCGGATGGCACGATCGCGGCAGCGGGCATGCTCGGCACGGTGGACTACCAGACCGGCGTGGTGCGCGTGCGGTTCGGGCGCTTCGTGCCCGCAGCCGGCCGGGAAGGCGAGATCTGGTACAGCGCCGATGCTGTGCGCAACGGCCAGATCTTCCAGCCACTGCCAGTGCTGGCCGACACGCTGCGCTTCAACGCGGTGGCCTTCACGTACCTGCCGCTGTCGGCGGACGTGCTCGGGCTCGATCCGGTGCGCCTGCCGCTCGATGGCAAGGTGCCGATCTTCCGGCCGGGGGATGTGGCCGTGGTGCACCACACCGCGACCACGCCGTTTCCGGCCAATGCCCGCGCAGGCGACACGTTGGACGTCGGTCGCGTGCGCCTGTCCTCCCTATGGGTACTGGATGCCGATGGCAAGCCTGTGTCCACGGACCGGTACACCGCTGATCTCGATGCCGGCACTGTGACACTCAAGGCTTCACCCGCTGGCCTTGCGTTGCCGCTGGTGGCCGAGCACCGCATCGAGGACATGGGCCTGGTCTCGGACACGCAGATCAACGGCGTGCTGACGCTCACCCGGCCGCTGACGCACGACTATCCGGCGCGCGACTCGCGGGTGTCGTCGGCACTGATCATCGGCGACCTGCAGGCCCGTGCCCACACGCTGTTCGCGCAGCAGACGTGGACGGGCGAGTGGAAGGACGTGCGCATCGGCGCCAACACCATCGCCCAGTACAACGAGACGGTGTACCCGGTCGCGGTCACCAATCGCGGCGCCATCGAGGAGCGGTGGGCGCTGATCTTTACCAACACCAACGAGTTCCGCGTGGTCGGCGAGTCGGTCGGGCAGATCGCCGTGGGCAACACCGCCTCGGATCTCGCGCCGATCAACCCCGAGACCCGTGCGCCGTATTTCACGCTGCGCGCGGGCGGCTGGGGGGCCGGGTGGGCTGCCGGCAATGTGCTGCGTTTCTCCACGGCCGCAGCCAACTGCCCCATCTGGATCGCCCGCACGACGCTGCAGGGGCCTGCCACGCAAACCAACGATTCATTCCAGATCCAGATTCGCGGCGACATCGATCGCTGAGCGGTCTTACAAGCGTATCTCCATGACCATCAAGTATTTCCAGTCCAACCAGACCGGTGCACCGCAGCTGAGCGGCCAGCGCGGGACCCTGATCGCCGTGCTCAACGCCTGTCTTGGCAATGGCTTCAACCTGCGCACGCTGACCGCGCTCACCCGCGACGGCACAGTGGCGACCGCTACGGCGGACGCTGGGCACGGCTTCCGGGAGGACGACATCGTGCTGATCGCGGGGGCCAACGAGGCGGCCTACAACGGCGAGCACCGCATCCGCAATGTGACCACCAACACGTTCCAGTTCGAGGTCGCGGCCGACGCGGCGGCGCGCGCCACCGGGATCCTGACCGCGAAGATCGCTCCACTGGGATGGGAGATGCCATTCTCGGGCGAGGACCGCGCGGTCTACCGGTCGCGCGACGTGACCAGCAATCGACTGTTCCTGCGCATCGACGAGGCACCGCTCGCCGGCGACGGCAACTACGGGCGCGGCCCGCGCACGGTGCTGGCGCAGATGTGGGAAGTGCTCAACGACGTCGACAACGGCACGGGCAAGGCCGAGACGATGTGGCGCAAGGCGCAGAACGACAACGCGACGACGCGCCCCTGGGTGCTGGTGGGCGACAGCAAACGCTTCTGGCTGGCGGTGAACTGGAGCGAGAGCTACCCGAACCGCTACGCGCCTTACTTCTTTGGCGACTACCCATCCTTCAAGGCGGGCGATGCCTACGACACGATGGTCGCTGGCTACTACGACCTGAACATCAATTGGGCCGAACCTTCCAGCAACCTCGTCACGGACAACGTCTACTCGGTCGGATCGGGTGTCGGCAACACGGGCATCTGGCTGGCGCGCGGGTATTCGCAGCTGGGCGGTCGCATCAACGCACAGTGGGTCAGCGCCCCGGCGGGCGGGGGCAGCACGGGCCTCGGGGCAACCGCCGTGCCGTATCCGAACCCGGCCGACAACGGCATCTACGTGATGCCGCTGATGATTCAGGAACAGACCGGCCCGTCGCTGCGCGGCCGGCTGGCGGGCTTGCTGTGTCCGCTGCAGTCGATCCCCGCGCCGGAGCCCTGGAGGTTTCCCGGCTTCGTGATCGACGGCACGCAGCGCGAGCTGCTGGTGGTTGCCGGCGCGGCCAACAACGGCAACGCGCGCTTGGCCTTCGATCTGACCGGCCCCTGGGATTGATCCATGGCCGGTGAAATCCCGAGGGTCGTTGGTGCGGCCAGCCGGGTCTTTCCAGGCGCGGTCGCGGGCGCACCCACACAGCGGGTGCTGTACAACGAGACGCCCAACCTTGCCGGCGACGACGCCGGCCCATTGCGCCCGCAGGTGCACGACGGCTTGGTGCTCAGCGTGCCGGCGCCGCACGAGGGTGTCTCGCCCACGCGGCACGGCGAACTGCCCGCCTCGCGTGCCCTCGATTTCTGGGGCAACGGGCGCATCGAAGGGCGTGTCCGCATCGAGGGTGTCCCGGCTGCGCGCCGGGTGCGCGTGTTCGACGTACTGACGGGCCTGCTGGTTGCCGAAGCCTGGTCGCGCAGCGATGGCTTCTACCGCTTCGACTATCTCGATACCGGCCGCGACTTCTTCCTGCTGGCCCACGACCACGTGCGCCAGTTCAACGCCGTCATCGCCGACTGGGTCCGTCCCGAGCCCACCGTTTATCCATGATCACCTTGTCCGTACCGATCCGGGACAGGCGCTTGGCCGTGATCGGCCAAGCGCTGGATGCCGGCGTCGCTGGCGGTCTGCTGCGCCTGTATTCCGCGCCACGTCCCGAGATCGGGCAGGCGCTCGCCGAGCAGGTCCTGCTGGCCGAGGTCCGCCTGCCGCAGCCGTGCATGGCGAACCTGGAGGGCGGCCGGCTCGTGTTCGCGCCGATCGGGCAGGCCCTGTGCCGCCGCTCCGGCATCGTGGCCTGGGCACGGCTGTGCGACAGCGACGGGCGCTGGGTGGGGGACCTGGATGCGGGGCTGCCGGACAGCGGGGCGGAGGTCGAACTGTCGAAGCTGCAGGTCTTCGCGGGCGGCGCGGTCAACGTGGAACTGGCCGAACTGATCGAATAGTGCCGTGACCGTCGATCTCGAATTCCGGGGGGCGTGGAAGCCTCCGAATGGCGGCGGCGCCGATCTCGACTTCGGGGACACGCGGCAAGCGGTCCCCGAGGCTGCCAGCGCCACGGTCCGCCTCCGCCTGGCCCCGCCCAAGGCACGCATCCGCGCGGCCTACGAAAACCAGGTGAGCCGCAAGCTCGAGGGCGGGGGCCAGGTGCCGTGGCAACGCGCGCAGCGCGAGGGCGCCGGCCTGCAGGGCGGCTGGGACGATAGCGCGCGTGAGCGGAGCGCTGCGGCGATGCCTTGGCAACCGGCCGTGACGCTGCCCGGCACTGTCCAGTCGGCCGGCGGCGACAACCAGCGTGCCCGCAGCGCCAGCCTCGTGCGGTGGCAGGACGCAGAGCCCGCGCCATCCTCAACGGCGGAGCGCATCAATCCGCTGGTACCGCAGCATGGCGTGCTCGGCTTGCCGTGGGGCGAGGGCGGGGCCTTGTCGGGCGCCGTGCTCAGCCCGTTCGTCTGGCTGGTGCCGTGTTCTCGCGGCCAGTCTCTGGGATGGCAACCCGCAGTGCCACATGCCTTGCGCGAGGGGTTCGGGTTCTCGCGCGGACGCTGGCAGTCGGGGCGCTGGTCACTGCCATGGGAGATCGGCCGGCGGCCGCGCCCAGGCGAGTCGCATCTGCCGGTCGATCCTCCCGTGGTCGAGCCGGCGCCCAGGTATCACCCCGACCTCGACTTCATCTGCCATGCGACCCGCCAGGGCCTCGCGTGGCGCCCCGCGCTGTGGCTCGACTTCGGCGCCCACCCGTGCGGGCAGCCGGACGCCGGTGTCTTCAGCGTCCCCATCCTCAAGGTCTATTTTGTGAGCAACTCCGTCGATGTCGTGCGCCTGCCCGGCCGCGAGCCCATTCCCGCCAAGAGCGTCCGGCTCTCCATCGACGAGGATTCGTGGGCGTGGGGACTGTCGGCCAGCCTGCCGTACCCGGCACTGGAAATGGTTGAGCCCACCGCCTCCGGGCCGGTGGAGATCGAAATCACGATCAACGGCGTGACCTGGGTGATGTTGGTCGAGGGGTTCGATGTGCGGCGCGAGTTCGGACAGGCGAGCCTCGACATCCGGGGGCGCTCGACGGCCGCCTACCTGGCCGAACCCTATGCGTCCAAGCGCTCCTTCGTGCCGGCGGCACCCTTCACCGCGCGCCAACTGGCCGAGCAGGAACTGACGCGCGCGGGGCTGGTGACCGGCTTCACGCTCGACTGGCGGTTGCCGGACTGGCTGGTGCCGGAGGGTAGCTGGGGCTACCAGTCGCTGAGCCCGATGGGGGTGATAGGCCGCATCGTTGAAGCGGCGGGCGGCTACGTCAATGCCCATCCGCGACTGCGAACGCTGGTGGCCAAGTCCCGGTATCCGGTGCTGCCCTGGAACTGGGCGGCCGAGGTTCCGGACCGGACGCTGCCCATCGATGTGGTCAAGACCCTGAATCTGCGCTGGCAGGAGAAGCCAACCTTCAACGCGGTGTACGTCTGCGGCGAGCGCCAGGGCGTCACCGGGCACGTGGTTCGCGCCGGTACTGCGGGCGATCTGGTCGCGCCGACGGTGGTCGATGCGCTGATTACCCACGCCGATGCCGCCCGTGAGCGGGGTCGCTCGATCCTGGCCGACGTCGGCCGGCAGGCGGTCGTCACGCTGGAACTGCCGATGCTCAGTTCGCTTGGCCTGCTCGATCCGGGCCTGCTGCTCGCCGTCGGCGAGGGCAGGACGAACTGGCGCGGCCTCGTGCGCGCCACCAGCATCGCCGCCGAATGGACGGAATCCCTGACCGTGCGCCAGACCATAGAGGTTCAGCGCTACTACCTGTAGGAGCCCGCAATGCCCAACCTGTGGCGGCAGTTCGAGGACTTGCTGCCGGATGCCCCCTTGCTGGTCGGCACGGTGGTGACCCGTCACGACGACGGAACGGTCACCGTCCAGCTGCTGGGCGGCGGGCTCGTGCGCGCTACCGGCGCCGGTGAGCCGGGCGAGCGCCTGTTTGTGCGCGGCACCGAGGTCGTCGGCTCCGCGCCGACGCTGCCGACTGTCGAGATCGAAATCTGAATCGCTATTTCCCTTTTGCAACTGGAACCCGCCCTTGAGGCGGGTTTTGTTTTTTTTGGAGCACATCAATGAACGCACCGATGGTGGCCGACGGCATGGTGACCATGCCGCGGGCCGAATTCGAGGAATTGCTGGAGCGCGTTGCCGAGAGCGGCGCGCGGGCGGCACTGGCCGAGGTGGGCCTCGATGGCGAGAACGCCGCGAACGACATCCGCGAATTGCGGGGTCTGCTGGACGCCTTCAACGAAGCCAAGCGCACCGCCTGGCAAACCATGGTCCGGATGATCACGACTGGCCTGGTGCTGGCGCTAGTGGCCGGGGCGGTCATCAAGTTCGAGCTGTTCAAGGGGGCGCGATGATCGAGACGCTCCTGGGTGGTCTGCTGGGCGGCACGTTCCGGTTGGCCCCTGAAATCTTGAAATGGCTCGATCGCAAGGGCGAGCGCGGCCACGAGCTCGCCATGCAGGACAAGGCGCTGGAGTTCGAGAAGCTGCGCGGCGCGCAGCGCATGGCCGAGATCGGCGCGAGTGCCGACGCCGCGTGGAACACAGGCGCCATCGAGGCGCTGCGCGACTCCATCAGCGCGCAAGGCCAGACCTCCGGCGTGCCATGGGTTGATGCGCTGTCGATCAGCGTGAGGCCAGTGATCACGTACTGGTTCATGGGCTTGTACTGCGCGGCCAAGACCGCCGCGTTCGCGGGTGCGCTCACGGCCGGAGCAGGGTGGGGCGCAGCAACGGTGCAGGCGTGGACCGAAGCCGACCAGGCGTTGTGGGCCGGGGTGCTGAACTTCTGGTTCTTGGGTCGGGTATTCGATCGGGTGCGGCCGTGACGGTGGTGCCACAAGCGGCCATCGCACTCGCCAAACACTTCGAGGGATTCCATCGGGTGGCGAAGGTCGACCCCACCCGGGCTCAGCCGTACGTCTGTCCTGCCGGGTTTTGGACAGTTGGCTACGGTCACCTTTGCGATCCGACGCACCCGCTCATCACGCAGGCCCAGGCCGAAGTCTATCTGGCGGCGGATCTCGTGACAGCGCTCAACGCGACGCTGCGCTACTGCCCCGTGCTCGCCGCCGAGCCCCAGGGCCGGCTCGCCGCCATTGTGGACTTCACCTTCAACCTCGGGGCGGGGCGGTTGCAGACCTCGACTTTGCGGCGGCGCATCAACCAGCGGGATTGGGCTGCTGTCGCAAACGAACTGCGCCGCTGGGTCTACGGTGGCGGCAAGGTGCTGCCGGGGCTGGCCGCACGTCGCGAGGCCGAAGTGGCTTTGTTGCGAGCGAACTGAAGCCACGCTTGGCTTCTCCGTTGAACAGCGCGTTCATGTCGTCACACCAACCACACCGGAGTACAAGATGTCCAAGTCGATGCGATTCAAAACCCCCGTGATCGATGACGTGCTGTCCAGCAACGTAGACGCCATGCTGCAAGAGCGCCTGCTCGACCTCTTTAAATACGCCATGCGGTCCGTAGCCGTGACCTTGGCGCGCGCAGCGCAATTCGAGACCAGCGATTTCGCAAACACGGCGGTGAGCGGCTGCGACGGCTTCACGCTGGCTATCCGGCAAATCTTCCCCGGCAAGCGCGATGCATGGCTC